ATCTGCTGTTTCTTGTAGTCGGGCAAGTTTAACTTCGACCATCGCCAGACATGCTTGATGGTCTGAGATTGGAGTTTCGAGCATTTGCTGGAGTCGTAATGCGATTCGAGTCTGATTGATACGAGGATGACCATATATTCGTCCTCGGTCTCCAATGATGTCAGTAGCTGATAATAGGACTTCACTTGCTTTCACACTCTCACCCTTTCTTTTGACGCGTAGTAATCCCGGACCGCTTTACGTCCTTTAATGTAACCCACGCGGATGCCGACGATACGGCCTAGATGAAAATATAGTGCGGATAAGACAATCATTGCAACCAAGTCGCCTAATGATGGATCGAACATGTTGGAGCCTTTCTATCAACGCCCTTCGTTGATGGCTCTACTGTCTCACGCCCTAAGGGGGAATTTTAGGAATTTAAGATAACGAAATGGTAACGATTCTGCGTCATCAATGTGATCATCAATGTCCCGATCAAGCTCGTTATCGAGGTCGTCCATAGCGCTTGCCTGAGACGACGAATGTTCCATCCTTCTCGATGTAGATCAGGTCAACCTGGACGTTCTTGCCTTCGACGTACATGATGGCAAAAGCCTGTTGCCAGTTAGCCGATCCCTTTGTATATGAGGCCTTGCTAAAGTCCATGAGGTTGCCTACTTCGACGCCATGTAGAACACGCCCTATACGGCCTCCAGAGGCTTCTGAGAAGGACGATCTGCCTGCCCTGTGAGTGTGTCCTGAGATCACGCTCTTGCCATGCCTACGAGCCGCTTCTAGGGCTGATAAGCCCCCTTGTGACTTGATAGGCGTATGGTCGCCATGAACTGCAATCCAGCCTGGGGCGATATTGTAAGGCTTGCGATGAAAGGTAATGCCTAGTTCATCCAGGCGCATAAACTTCTCGAAGCGCAGCTCTGGCAATGACAGGAATGAGGGAATCTTGCGCATGATCTGCGTGTACAAGCGATCCGTGTGATTAGATCGAATCATCTGTGTTACCTGGAGATCGTAAAGTACCTGAATAGCCTCCTCGCGATCATCTCCAAGAGTCTGTTCGTATGCTTCTGGCGTTCCTTCTGACCATTTGCTGATTGTGTTGAAATCAATTTCGTCACCTATTGTCACTACTTCGTGCGGCTTAAACTTACTTATAAAACTGGCTAAATTTTTGACTGCGTGTCGATCGTGGAACGGAACCTGTAGGTCGCTCACTATGACTATTCGCTTCATTTAATCCTCGTCGTCGTCCTCATAGGGCAGGCGATCCACGCGGTCGGGGATCGATGGCAGTATCCAATCAGGATAAGCATCTCGATCAGAGATAATCGCTAGGCATAAATCAACTGCAAAACCTGCTCGCCTTAGTGCGCGGTACATCTCATGCAAGCTGATCGCCCATGCGTCTAACTGTGAATAAGTATCGAGATCGATGACTTTCTTTCGTGCCATGTCAAAAATTATCGCTCTAAAAGGATGTTATAAATCTCATCGACACGCACATGAAGCGCTTTAATCTCAGCTAGTAAGTGACTGATCACGAACGCTGCAAGGCCACCGATCACGGCAAGGCTTGCAAAGTAGAAGGTAAAGAAGTCTGTTTGTGTCATTTCTTCTCCACAGTATCTACTGCGGCCTCGATGGCATCCACGACGATATCTGCAACGGCCTTCTTAGCACGGTAAGACTTAATAGCAGCACGGATGACCGGGATCGCTATGAGTCCAAGAGTTGCATAGATAATTGCTTCCATTATTTTCCACCTATCATCGGGATATTGAACCAACTAGAGTCTTCATCGCCCTTTGGAGTAAAGCTGACATGCGCATGGTGATTATGCTTATTGATCCCATCATAAGGACGCCAAGCCCAAGCCTTCTTAGATGATGCGATCTTTCCGTCAAAGATAATGTAAGAGATTCTCTTATCGCCAGACTTTGCAAAGAGTCGAATCTGATCGACCAAGTCAGGCATGACATCGGGCTTCCTGCCTTTGCCTGCAAGGTCGCGGTCAATGTCGATGGCACGTACCCATCCTTGTGCATCTGGATTATGATCAGACTTGCGCGCAGCGTGTCTTGTATCGCCGATCCAGCCGTCCGAAGTTCGATCTCTACCTGGGAATGCATCATCGATTTGCTGTCTAAGCTGGATCGCTGACTTGCTTAGCCTCGGCTTCACAGGTTGCACACTCCCATCGCTTAAGATCGTTAAGTAATAATTCTGCGTGATCGCAAGGTACTGGCGCAATGAATGCATCATTGATCGGATCATATGTATAACCGATCCCTGCATAGTTATATCTAAAATTCGCGTTATAGCTTGTCTGAATCCATGTACCGCCCAGATTATCGATAAGCCATTGATAACCTTCATCACCTGCTGGATCGTTATTATCGCCAACAAGTACACGAGTTACTTTAGAATCTGAATCGATTTCAGCCCAATGTGACATCTTTACACCGCCGTCTTTAAGTATCGAACTACAATAACTCCAGAGCCGCCTGTAGCGCCTGCATTATTAGATGATCCACCAGCGCCTCCGCCTGTGTTAGCGGTTGCATTTGATGGCGAAGCGTTAGATCCTGCTGATCCGCCTCCAGAACCACCAGCGCCTGCGCCTGAATCCGCTCCACCGCCGCCGCCACCTGAAAGGTAATAACTTCCTCCCACATTTTGACCGACTCCAGTAGTTGCTCCACCAGTAATCGCATCAGCTAAACCAACGCCACCAGCGCCACCGCCTACTGCATTAACGCCGACTCCGCCAGCAGCTCCTGCACCTCCGCCGCCACCGCCGGGGTAAGTTCCTGCGCCAGTTCCAGAGTTACCGCCTGAATTACCTTGACCAGAAGTAGGAGATCCACCGATTCCAGTAGTTGCACCTAATGGGGCACCACCTCCGCCAGATCCACCAGTTAAACCATTTTGATTGGCTACGACTCCAGTACCACCACCTCCGCCGCCCTTAACTAGGGTCAATGCGCCGAATTGTGAATCTACGCCGTTAGTACCTTTAGCGCCAATAGCACCAGCGCCACCGCCGCCGACTACACAGTTATAGTTAGCCACAGATAAAGATTGAGAAGTAAATTTTAGATAACCGCCAGCGCCACCGCCGCCATGTGCGCCACCGCCTCCACCTGCGACTACTAGAATGTCAGCCGTTAGGGCGGCTTCGGTCACTCCAAGAGTTCCGTTCGCCAAGAATGTGCGATAAAAATAAGTCGCGTCCGAGGTTAAAGTGCCCCCAGTTACTACTGGCTTAGGGACTCCTGTACTCAATATGCCCGAAATTGTGTTTAACACTAGCCAATTGCTCCGACGACATACCATGCATCTGTGCCTGTTTTAATGATTGCGCATGACTTATATTGTGCGAGGGTGGGCTGTGCAGCTACTACGCCAGCGGATAAAACTGTAGTCGTGCCAGGGGTTACAGCCGAGATTGTGCAAGCTCCTAGGCCAATGTTTAGCACTGTGAGGACTGTGCCGATAGGGAATGCAACCGATGCGTTAGTCGGGATCTTGTAGGCAATCGCTGTTGCCTTGTTCATAACTTCTAGCACCTGATAAGCGTCGGCAATAACTGCCGTGTAATCGGCAGTTTGAGCTGCGCCTACAGTAAAGGCTACTAGGCCGTTATAGTCTGCGGCTGTAAAGATGTCGCCTGTTGTCGCTGGAAAGCCTTCTGCCATGATTTTCTCCTAGTATCCCATTATGGATTGTCCGATTATACCGTAGGTCGATGATCCAATGATGAATCCTTCAACTATAGGCTCAAGTGTTGTTACTGTGCATTTCATACTGTTAGGGGTTATATCCCACGCCAAGCCCTGCACCTGCAAGGTTTTGACGATTGTCGAGCCATCTGGCTGGACGTTAGTGATCTTTACATTATCAAAGTAATCAAGACCGATCATTGTGTCAGTCGGTACATCTGTATCCAGAAGATCGACAGTCATGGCATCGATGCGGATAGTTGTCTCAGCTCTAGTCGCTACATAAATCTTGGCAATATCTAGAACCTGAGCATCGGTCTGAGGAATCATGTCTGTGACTGTTGTGCCGTGAGGGAAATATCTAGCCGATGAATCAACATTTACTGCGGTCTGTGCAGTGCCACCGATACGGGTCATGCTCGCCTGGTTGATGATGAGCTTGTCATCGAAGGCGTATCTAAGGTCTGAGTAAGGAATGCCTGTTGTCTGATTGAACTCAATAGGCACTGCGGCTAGGGAACCTACGACGTCATTACGATCCTTGAACTCAGCCGTTCCATCTGTGCGAATAAAGAATGCGCCCTGTTCTGCAAACTCTGCCGCCTTAAGAGCTGCTAGGGATGATCGAGATGTCCCCGGGTCTGCCTGGACTGTCGTAGATCCTGTGTCAGTGATTCTCATCGATGTAGGGAATGAGACTTGATCTAAAATCTTGGTAATGCGTGTGCCAGTTGTCTGGCCTGCAGTTGCATCAGTTACTGTCGAGACGTTAGCCATCTGGAATAGACGGAATGCATCTGAGCAGACAATATCGACATAGCCAATCTCCTGGCCTGTTGGATAGTAATACTTATATGAATCGACATAGCCTGAAAATAGAAAGTGCTGAGTCGTGGCAGTAGTAGCTGCTACACGAATCTTGCGAAGTGGAGTCAGATAGCCAAAATAGGGACTAGACACGTTCTGAGGGTTGAAGTATGAGTCTGGGTCTAAAACTCGAACTGTGCAGTTACCAGTCTCGTAGGTATCGCGCATGATGCTACGGCCACGGCTGATCTTGATTGATCGAGTGACGCTACTGAGATCGACTACTGGATCAGGCACTTCCGTCGATGCGAACTGAGATACTCCGATAACGCCGTTGATCGGGTCGCCAATAGTAAACGGATAGCCGAATGTAGCCCCTTGGCTAAAGTCGAACGATACCGAGATATTGGCAGGAAGACTCATAGTGCAATAGCGCCCTTAGCGCCGAAGCGATTAGTCTGAGCGAACGTGCCAGATAGTGAATCGTTTACCTGCTTCTGAGTAATTGCTCCAGTTACTACGTCGCCATCGAGGTAAACCTCAACATTGACTGCCGCTTGGTTAGCGCTCTGGAATGAATTGACTGCTGCCATCAATTCCATCTGAGCATCTGAGAACGTCGATGAAGGGGCTACGGGCGCAGTCTGTAATTGTGCTACGGATACGCCTAAAGATGATGCCGTGTAGTTTAGAAGTTCGCTCGGTAATGTCCAGTTGCGATAAGGATTTGGCGCTTCTGGGGTTGTCATTAATGACTGGCGAAGCTCGTTCTGTCGCTTGACCGCTGCATCTAATTGGTCTGATAAGGACGTGGCAAGATTGGCGTTACCTTCAAGAATCGATTTTTGTAACAATAGGGATAGGCGATCAGTCTCGCTGATCTGACCTTTAAGAGCTGCTTCAATACCAATGGCTTCAAGGTTCAGAGTCTTTGATGCTCTCTGTAGGGCTAGAGACTTTTTCTGTGTGTCTAGGCCTTTTTTCTGCATATCTGCTAATGCTTTATTGCGCTTGGCTGCATCAGCCTCCGACTTTCTGCGAGCCGCAACTTGTGCCGATGTCTCATAGATACCCATTGGCTGAGAACCTAAGTAGCCCATTCCTGGCGCGTTGCGTCTTAACTTTGCTGCCTTTTCGGCTGCATCGATCGCGGCTAGAGCATTCTTCTCATAATCATCGAAAGGGTTGAAACTAGCCAGGATCGCACGATCGCTAGTAAGGACGTATAGCTTACGGAATCCGAATACTACTGCTGAGACTGTATCTGCAATCTTTGTGGCAAGAGTATCAATCTGGTTTACGAATTGTGTTGTGTCGCCTGCCGCGAATACTGAGACTAGGGAATCAACTAGCGCTCCGCCGATCTTCTCGCTTGCCTCACCTGCTGCGGTTGTGATAAGCTGCAACTTGCCTGCGTAGGTTGTTAAGAATTCTGCACTAGCGCCAGAAAATTGCTTATTGAGTCGTTCTTGAACATCCGCGAACTTCATTGTCTTAAGTTCGGCCTGAGAAAGTCCTAGCGAATACTTGCGAAGTCCACGGGTCTGACCGACGTATGCAAGGCTGAGATCATTGACAACTGTCTCATAATCAACGCCAGACCCGGCGGCGATGTCAGTTGCCTGAGTAAGTAATTCCTGAGCTTTAGCAACTGAGCCAGTAGTCTGCAATAGTCGTTGCATCGCTGGACGCAATTGATCGTCAGTAACGCCAGACATCCTCGATAGATCAAAGATATAGCGCTCGATGCGTGGAGCCTCGAACTCTAGGCCGAGATTCTTAACTGCTAGGGCTAAACGATTGGCAGCCTTTTCATCCTCGATGAATGCCTTCGATGCATTCTTAGCAAACTTGAGAAGTTGCTGAGTTCCAAATACTGCTGCAAGGCTTGCGCCTAGTCGCTTTACTCCCTTATCGAGGGCGTTAACACTTTTGCTAGTGTCGCCGAGTGCCTTCTTGCCTTTATTCTCGACGACAATCGGAATCCGTAACTCAGCCATTGTTATTGCCTTTCGCGTTAAACTTTGCGGCGGCCTTCTCTAGGGCTCGGATTACTCCGACCTTGGCCTTGCCTTGATCCTGATCGTAAGCCTTGAACATCGCACGGCCTTGCATCTTGTTACGGCCTGCGAATGAACCTTGGAACCTTGGTGAAAAGTTGCCAGTCATTCCAGACTTGCGACCTGCGGTCTCAACGATCGCACCTGCTGCAGTCTTATTGTGGATCGATACGGATTGCACCCATCCCTGGCGATTAGGCTTAGTAGGCGTAAGCTTATAGCCAATTCCTCGACGAGCCTCGGCAGCATCGTACATCGGGAACTTGGCAGTCTTTACTTCATGCTTTACGAATCCAGATGGCGCCTCTGAATTAGATGGCAGAAATCCTCTAGCCTTTTTTACTACTGGCTTAAGGAATCCGACCATCTCATCACGAGTCTCTTTATCCAGATCAGGCGAAAATTGCTTAAGAGCCTTGCGAAGCGCACTAGCGCCTTTTAGCTCTGTAGGCATCTGCCTGCTCCTTTGCTCTATCCTTCAGCGCTTTAAGTAGCATCTGAAGCATCGATGAATCTAAATCGATTAAAGATTGTGGAGGGATAGCCGTCTCAATGCTCAAGCGAGCGATGAGATAGTGGATGCTATCCCTGCCT